TATTACCAACTTGAAGTTCGATCAGATGAAGTCGCAAAAATTGCGTGATCACTTGGATGCATTGCAATCACGTTGTCACTATCTGGATTTGACCCTGGACACCATGCGTGACAAATTGTTGCGTATCAAACAGATTGCCAAAGATGGTGTATTGTTTGCAGATTATGAATTTGAACCCGAAGTGCAAGACGACATTATTGACTTTATGCACACCAACAAGGATCGCTTGCGTGAGGTAAGTTTGCGTATGGCTCTCAAGATTGCAGACTTGCGCAAGATGAGTGTGTTAAATTGGAAGCGCCTTGCAGAGACAACATGTATGAAAGTGGCAGGTTAATATGGAATGGCAAATTTGGGATGAAGGTTTGTACTTGTACAGTGTTTACACCGTGGAAGAAGCAGACGAACACAAAGAAGTGGGCTTCGAAATTAAAGCATTAGAACTAGTTTAATCTGGGCATTGGTTGGCTCCGGCCCGGATTTTAACAGGGACTTCGGTCCCTGTTTTTTTTGACTTATATTAAAAATAAGTATATAATATTTAATCATGAAACTTAGACTTGCATGGACAAAAACTGGTGATTATTTTGACATTGTTGCCACATACCCTGAACTGGCTGAATGGTATGTGAGTGCCTGTAATCGTCACGACAACAAATTTCATACAGACCACTTTACAGAAGATTTACAATTTTTGCCATGTGATAATTTGATAAAATCGATAACACAAAACATCAGTGTAGTTAATAATTGTCTTGACAAACTTCGTATGAAACCAATTGATTGTCCAGATAATTTTTTTGATCAAACACAACTTAATCAACTACACAAAAATTGGATACACATTATTCAAACGTATCCAAAGATTGAAAAATTATTACATTATTTTGACCCAAATCTATTTGATTGTTTTCATGCTATGAATCGACAAATACATGTATTAGAAAGTTCTTTTCGATATACATTACGAAGTTCGGATTCCTGGAGAGAAGCAAATCCTTTTCCGGGTAAATTCTTCTCTCCAGGAATTTACAATGTTGTTATTGCTTATACCGATCACGGACGTAATTCTTGGGAAAAATTTGTTAATAGTGAAGTTAACCCAAACGACCATGAACTGAGTCAGTGGAAAAATATTGGAGCATGTATTTCTATCAACCTGGTCAAACCTTATGCGCAATCATTTCCAATAGAATTCATTGATTACTGTGCCCAACACAATATTGATGTTGCCTATAATCAACTACCGTTAGGTAACCTAGCAAATATAGAACAACTGGCTCGGGCTAGACAAATGATGAATAACAACCTGACACAAAATAATAATTATCTTATAATTACACACATATGAAACGATGCACTATACAAATACGTGATGAAGTGAACATCCGACTAGAAGGCCTGGATTTAGATGTTCGCAAAGCCCTAACCAACGCTTTCAAATATGATGTACCATATGCACGTTACTTGCCCGCGGTTAGACTGGGACGCTGGGATGGCAAGGTCAGTTACTTCCAAATGGGAGGTAGCACATACACCAACCTGTTGCCCGAGATCATTCCCATACTTGAAAAGTTTGATTACGATATTGAACTGGATGATCAACGAGAATATTCAAACACATTTGAGTTTGAGCAAGTGCGCGAGGATAGTTTTGCACACATCATGTGGCCTAAGGGGCATCCTGCAGAAGGTACACCTATTGTGATGCGTGACTATCAGGTGGAAATTGTCAACAGTTTCCTGGCCAATCCGCAGTGCCTACAAGAGGTAGCAACCGGTGCAGGCAAAACAATCATGACAGCGGCGCTATCAAATGCTGTCACGCCATATGGACGCTCAATCGTTATTGTGCCCAACAAGAGTCTGGTTACACAAACAGAAAAAGACTATATCAACATGCAACAAGATGTAGGCGTGTACTTTGGTGACAGAAAAGAATATGGACGTCAGCACACCATATGCACTTGGCAAAGTCTCAATATTTTGTTAAAGAATACCAAAGCAGGTGTAGGCGACTGTACCATTGGAGAGTTCCTAGAAGGTGTTGTGTGTGTTATTGTTGACGAAGTACACATGGCCAAAGCAGATGCACTCAAAACATTGTTAACTGGAGTCATGTCGACAGTGCCAATTAGGTGGGGATTAACTGGAACTATTCCCAAAGAGAAGTTCGAAAGCCAGGCCTTGTTGGTTAGCCTAGGGCCAGTGATTGGGCGCCTAAGTGCTAACGAGTTGCAACAACAAGGTGTGCTGGCCAACTGTCATGTTAATATTGTGCAGTTGGTAGATCATGTGGAGTTTAAAGAATACCAAAGCGAGCTTAAATACTTGCTTGAAGAATCGGGTAGACTAGACACCATAGCAGAACTCATACGCAAGGTAAACGAAACAGGTAACACACTAGTGCTTGTGGACAGGGTAGCCGCAGGCAATGCCCTGGTAGAACGACTGGGTGAGCGGGCGGTGTTTGTATCTGGTGCTACTAAAGCAAAAGCAAGACAAGACGAATATGATGAAATTGCCGACAGCACTGATAAGATTATTGTGGCTACCTATGGTGTTGCCGCTGTGGGTATTAATATCCCTAGGATTTTTAATTTGGTTCTTATTGAACCCGGGAAAAGTTTTGTCCGCGTTATTCAAAGTATTGGACGGGGCATAAGAAAAGCCGAAGACAAAGATCATGTGCAGATCTGGGACATAACATCAACCTGCAAGTTTGCCAAACGTCATTTGACCAAACGCAAAACTTTTTATAAGGAAGCCAACTATCCATTCTCAGCAGAAAAGTTAGACTGGATGAAAATCGCTTGACTTTTTATCACAAATACTGTATTATAACAACATGCGAATACTAACACTTGCCAACACCTATTACGATTTAAACCATTTGCCCGAAGAAGTAGATGACATGCGTTTTGCTATATTAGATAACTCAAATCCAGCAGAACCAGACTATCACTTTATTCCACTTATCTTTTTGGAAAGTTTTAATGCTCCTGCCCTGGTACTACGAATAGGTAAGGCAACAATCAAGATGCCCATGGATTGGCAAATCCTCATAGGTGAACCAGACATTGGTGACCTTGAAGTGTTGCCACTAACAAGTATAAACGATCGTGGGTTCAGAGTGTTTCAATTCAATCCTTTGTCAAGTTACAGACCCAGTTTTCCCGATATAGAAATCTTAGATGTGTATCATGAAGTAAACTGGTATGCACCCAAACTCAAGAACGGTCAGATGTTGGCCGTGCCCTTGAATGATGATGCAGAACCTGACTGTGTTTACTTTGTGAAAGACGTCAGTCGCAACTGTGAGATTGTTGACTACACCAAGGCCTGGTAATATGCCCTATACTGAATCAGAAATATTTGAAATAATTAATCGCTTGTCCCGAGTATACTTGGAAAGTTATCCGGACGATCGAGAGGGGCTTGAACGTTTTTTACGTTGGGCACATTTGCAGTATGGCTACAAGTATGGGCAGTCTTAAACCAGGTGCCACATACATTTACGAAAGTCCAGATGGAGGAGAAACTGTGTATGCTCGTGAAGCAGGTTCTACGGAGCGTCACATGATTGGGCAAAGCATAAAGGCCGCAGGCCTAGTAAAAGACCTTGAACAAGACCGGTTGTGGGGCAACATTCGTCGAGCCGCCAAAACCAATACCACTTTACAAGATGCCCTAGACCGTGCTATAATGATTTATAATTTAAGCAAACATGAGTGACAAACTAACCATTGCCAATGAAATGCGCCAGTTTGATCGCAAGAACAGAAACTTCTACGACGAGCTTACCGACGAAGAAAAGAAAAAGTTTTCAACCTATCTCATGATACGTTGGGGATCCGCGGTAGAAGGCTCACGTGAGTTACAAGAGTTTTACGTTATTGCTTGTAACGAACGATTAAACAAACATTTTTTTAGTGTGAGCAAGCATCCTAAACTGCAATGGCTCATGGCCACAACAGTGAGTCCTAACATGGGCACACCCAGACACGTTTGGATTGCTCCCAAGAAAAAAGAAGCAGGACTCAGCGCCAAACGCCGAGCACTCGTGGCCATATATCCACACTACAAAGATGATGAAATAGATGGCATGTGTTAAATAACCACCAAAAAAGAAATTGACGAATACAATCGTCTAGCAGGCAATGACAAGAAATGACATTCACGTGCGAATACTGCAAGAAGACTTTTG